TTTTGGAGCTTCAATGTCGGCAATATTGCTTCCATCCTCATCATTCTGACCTGTGTAAAATTTTTTTAAATACATATCAACCTGAGAAACTTTATTAGTTTTTCTTTCTATTTTTGCTCTTTCAGCAGGACTTTCTTTATAATCACCATCAGCTTCTTCATATGCCAATTCAGCATTCTTATAATGATAAACAGGTTCTGTAAACGGACCTACTTGGTCGTCTTTCCATAGTTGGGGTGCAAGTACTATTGGTACCTTAAATTTACCCGAAGAACCTGAAGTAGTCGCTTCACTAATACTTATTTTTTTCATATATTATAAATATCCAAAAATAATATTATGCAAGAGAAACAACCTAAAGGGTTTTTATTTGAAACAATAGCATATTTTTCAGATGAATCTATTGAAAATATGATTGATAATTTAGATAAAAAAAACGTACCATACTTATTAACACAAGCTTTGGAATATGCCCATTCAAAAAATGTTTTTAATTTGGTGGAATCTGAATTACTTTCTAAATGCTTAAGGATAATTAATAAAGAAACTTATTCATATGATGACACAACAGGACATGAATCAAATAATGTCAAGGATAATTGAGTTGGAACTTGAAAATACAAAATTAATATTTGATGGTCATAAACCCATCCACGATGATTTTTTTGAACCTAAAAGACAAGAATTAACATTATTACGTTGTTTGTATTTTGGATATAAATCTAATCTATGTAAATTAAAAAAAGGGTCTCACGGGACCCTTTTTTTTTAAAATTTACTTTCACACTAAGGACAGAACTTATAATCATCGTTCAAATCAATTTTAGACGTGTTTTAGTAGGTATTTTCAATTTTGTGGATACTATCACAAACTTATTGTTAGTGTCAAGGAATCGTTCTAAAAACACTTTATATTTGAGATTGGTAAATTAAATTTTTTTGAATAGTAAAAATACCATATATTTGTAATAAATTATAAAGAATGAAAAAAATAAGTTTTTTATTACTACTCTTATTTGTTTATAATAGTTTGTACTCACAGACAATAAAAAAAGATACCTCAAATAAATCCATTATTTGGACTTGGAATGGTATTCCTGTAAATAAAAAAACTCTCAGAGATTCACTAAGAGTATTTTATTTAAATCACGTAGATTCAGTAAAATCAAAAAAAGTTAAACTTTCTTAAAATTACTAATTATATAATTATAATTTTCTTGAGAAATTGTACTGCTTGGACCAATTTTTTCATTCCACCATTCCCACGGAACACTATGTTGTGAAACAACAACAGGTGGTTGAGTATCAGGTTTTACTACTTTAAAGGTTACTGTTTCTCTATTGATATCCAAATTTCCTGAATCGGATGTTGTTTTAGAACTAACGAATGGCTTATTGATAAGTGCAACAACTTTGTTATTTAAATAAATAGGTTCCCCAATAGATGAGTCTCTTTTTATATCGTCAGATTTAGTTACATTCACAATTACATTAACAAACTGCTCTGCACGATATCTTGAATCGTTTTTGTTATTACCTTTAGAATATGGTGTAGAACCTATAATTGGTCTATTTATTGTTATTTTTGGCGTAAATGGTAATAGTTTAGGTAAAACTTTATTTAAATAATCACTAATTGAATTTGCTCTGGCCATTGCTAATGAACCCACAGTTGAAAAAGGAGGTTGATTAGTTACTTGTGATTCACCAGGTTGGATAATAATATTTACATCTTTCAATTTTTGTCCTTTAATAAATCCAACAATTTCCTGTACTTTAGCAGAAACAGAAGATTCAAACTCAGGAGTTAGCCTACTTTGACCACTGGCAAAAGTATCACCAAAAGGAATTGTTTTTTTATCTTCTATCTGTTCTTTTATAATATATAAATTCTTAGTTGCAGTTTCATGTAACTGTATAATTCTATTTTTTTCTTTATCGTCTATTTTCCAATCTTGTTTAATCATGTAGATAAATATGTCATAAAATCCTATTTGACTTACTAATATTCTCATTCCCCCACATAGGTTGAAGATTACCTAACTCCCAACACCTCATAAATTCATCATCTCCAACCTCATAAAAATTAAATGATGTTACCGGTAATTTGTGGTCAACATGCCATTCACCGTAATTATCCCAAGTCATATCCTCTGTGAATTGATTCTCTAAATGAACTACTAACTCGTCAGGAGAATATTTCAAAATATCAAAGTAATGACCATACTTATCCATATTATTTTCTTTCAATACAGTCCATATTGCAGTTCTAAAATTAGCTATGAGTTTATAGATGGGGTCATTGTGTTTACGGGTCTTTTCGTAGTTACGTTTAACCTCCCGGATTTTATCTATATTTTTTTCTCGGTATTCTTTAAGATATTCTTTACGATGTTCTTTGTTTTGTTCATACCAATTTTTAGATTTATTAGACATATATTCTTTATTATTTTCTCTATATTTTTTATCCGCAACTTTTTTACCACCAATAAACCGTCTTCCTGACGGTCCAAAAATAATACCATTATCTTTAAGAATTCTATTAATAGTTTGTTTACTCATACCTGTTTTTATAGATATGGTATGAGTACCTAACAATTCTTCATTATACATTTTTAAAATATTATCTAATTCTTCTTTATTTAATTCTATCTTTTTCATAATTATAAATATACAACATTTAACCGAAAAGTATGTAGTTACTATAATAAATAAAAAAAGGGACAATTTCTTGTCCCTTTTAGTGTATTTCATAAGAAATTGATTATCTCAATTCTCTTAAATCAAATGTTCTAACACCATCAACTGTAATTCTTCCGTAAAAGCGATTATTTACCATCTTTTTCGCGTATCTTGTCATAATACCCTTGATTGGTGTAAAGTTAAACGGATTGTACATTGTTGGAGTTAATTGTAGTGGTACATACGGTGCGTAGATGTATCCAGTGTCTAACAAAGAAGTTCCTTTGTGACCCATCAAAACTTGGTTTGCTGGGAAGTAAGGGTCTCTGTAGACTTGGTAACGACCTGCTAATGTTCCAACTCTTTCAATACCCATGTTGTATTGGTCTTGCTCAGGAGCTGCGTTTGAAACGTGGAAATACTCCAAGTCATCAAAAATTGCACTGATTTCAGAAGATACAACAATCCAGTTAGCACCACCTCTAAGAGTAGACTTATGGATTTGAGCTGAAATTTGGTTGATTGCTGTGATAAGGGTTTGGTTCCAGTCTTTCTGAGTGTAAGGAACTGCATTAGTACCTAGTCTCTTCCAACCATTGTAATCCCATCTCAAGTTCCAAGCCGCACCTTTTCTAAGGTCTCTCAAGATTTCTCTATCAATTTCAGCAGCAACTTGTTCAGACAATAAAGCTGTCAATTCAGCTTCAGCATCAATGTTGTGGAACGCCGCAACGTCTTGTGCCATTTCTGGTGACCATTGTGCTCTTAATTTTCTTTCAGTTACAGAAACTGTTACTGATTGAAGGTCAAAAGAAACCTCACCGATTTTATCTTCAAATTCAAGATTCTTATAAATTCTATAAGTTGCTCCAAATGCACTATTCGCAACTGTAGAAGATGAGAAAGATGAACCTGAATATCCGTCAAGAGAATTTTGTCCTACAGTACAAGGTACTTGAAGGTCAACTTCAAGATAGATATTTCCTAAAACGTCACAAATATTATCGTACTGACCACCACCTGTTTTTGAATCAGGGAATGTTAATGTTTGGTTAGTATTACCATACTGAACGATTCCTTTACCATATCTTTGAGTTACAACTCTGAAAAGATAAGGATTTGTTGTGTTTGCAGAAGTGTATACGTTACCAGATGCACCATATACAGTCAAATCAGAAAGGAAAGATTCGTTATCTATCGGATTACCATCTGGTCCGATTAACTTACCTGCCCCAGCTGTAGCAAATCCAGACATAATAATCAAAACTTTTCTATAAGAATCAAGAGCGTAAGCCGATTGCTCAAGATTAAGTGTTGTACTATTCCAAGCCGCAGTATATACGGTTGCAGTAATTGCTGAGAATTGACCTTTAGAATAGTCAAAAAGACCTGGTGGGTCTAAAGCCGGTTCATTACCTTCATAAAATCTGTCATAAAGGTCTCTTCCATTATTATAGTTATATCCACTATTAGGTGTTTGACCTGCTTCCATATTTGGAGAACCGTAAGGTGCATAGTGTTGGTTTGCAGCGTCTGCATAACTTTGAATGTTTGGTACAAAGTAGAACAATTTACCAATAGGTAAGTTCATTGCTTGTACTGATACGATGTCGTTAGCCAATAACTTAGAGAAAACTCTTCTAATAATTGGAAAAACTACAGTTTCAAAAGCACCTACATCACCTGTTGATGACGCTTCGTTAATAAGATATGATGCTTGGTTTTCATATAGCTGTGCTACATTTTCTTTCATGTGACCCTTAAGGCTTTCTAAGAAACCTAAGCTGTCCCATTTGTTGATTGTGTCTTCTTTGATAACTTTAAGGTGCTTAAGACCAATATTACCAACAAGACCTGATTCTAATAAAGCTCCCATGTTGTTTGTTTTATTTAATTGTTTATTTATTTTATTATCTAATCTTTGTAATCAAATCTTTAATCCTCAAGAATTGAGGGTTTTCATATGTTTTACTTTCAATTAGAGTTGATGAAGAACCTGTTTGAACACTTTTATTTAATTTGTTACCCACAGTTTCGTTCAACGATTTTGTTTCAGTCTTAGACAATTCGTCTTTTACCACTTTATAAAGTCCTTTGGACTCTTTTAAAGTTTCAACATTGTCAAATCTTCTAAGAATGTTTATTTTTTCTTTTTTAGTTGTTGAGTGTTCAGTGAAAAGTCTTGTAGCATATGCAAGATTAGAATTGAAAATTGCAACTTCGTTCAATTTTTCTCTAAAAACATTCAATGCTTTTCTATACTCTTCATTCTTATCTCTCAAAGAACTAACTTCTGTTTCCAATGATTCAAAAGTTAAGTTTCTATTTGGCGTAATTCCTTTTCTAAGACCTCTTGATTTGTCTTTAGAACCGAAAGCGTAAGTACGTGAAGCCTCTTTAGTCTCAACTTTCTTTTTTAAAGGTTTCATTTTACCTTCCATGTTTTCACCTTCTTTGTATTCAAATTTGGCTTTACCGGTTCCCATAGTTTTAGGTCCTTCTTTTCTGTCTTCTTTAAATCCTTTAGAAGGTCCTTTTTTATAGTTAAACTTAGGTCCGCTACCAATTCCGACACCTTTAGGTTTAGTAGACATTTTACTTTCTTTTGTTTCTACTTTTTTTGACTTCTTATGACCATAAGATTCGTACATGTCATGACCTTCCGTTTCATCAGATTCATCCATTTCATCAGATTCATACATTTCATCCATGTCATGACCTTCCATTTTATCCATGTATTCATACATTTCATCCATGTCATCGTCTTCTGTGAATTCAATTTCATAAACAACGTCTTCATCAGTACTTTCCATGTCATTAGTAGTTTTCATGGAATTATTTGAATCGCCAAAAATTGCATCAATAACATCTTGAGTGTTATTCTCTTCTATTTCTTCGTTGTATTCCATACTTTCATAATTTTCTTCTTCGGATTCACCCATTCTAACAAGATATTCTACATCAGAATCATTGTCTGATAAGTGTATGTCATTACCGTCTTTTTTAACAATAATTCCATCTTCTTCACCCATCGCTTTGAATACTTTAAGAATTTCTTCGTCGGAAGCGTTAGTTAAATCAATTGGTTCTTCAGAATCAATTTCATCTTCCATGCCAAAATCATCTTCCATGTCAGAATTATCTTCCATATCAGAATCATCTTCCATATCAGAATTATCTTCCATATCAGAATCATCTTCCATATCAGAATCATCTTCCATATCAGAATCCATATTAAGATTATCATCTGAGATATCATCTACCTCAGAATCTACGTCCAACTCTTCTTGTTCAGATAGAGATTCTTTTACTAATTGGCTGATTTCTTCCTTCATTGTAGAAGCAAGTATTCCTTTTGCATTTTCGGCTATTGCTTCTTCAACATTTTTCATTTGAATTAGAGCCTCTTCAACAAGATTCTTATTTTCTTGCATAATATTTTCTTTAATCAATAAATAGTGTCTTTATTGAAAAAAGATTACTTCTTACATTTATTTTAAATAATAAGCATAAAAAAAGTGGTCAAATTTGACCACTTTAAAAATTATTTTTCAATAACCTCATCTATTTTACTTTCCGAAACCGAAGTTATTCTCCAATCATAAGAAAAAGATTCGTAAACTTTTGTTATTTTAGCTTCTACATCAGTTACACTAAATCCCCTTACAAGTTTTTCTTCTCTAATTTTTTTAATTTTCCCTGAATTATCGTCAGGTAAATCGTAGGTAATTTTTGCTACAAAATATTTTTCGTTCATGTTTATTATTTACTTAAATAATCGGATAATTTTTTCATTAAATCAATAGACTGGTTAATTTTAGGTGATGATGACATCTGAATTTTTTTTTCTTCTTCTAAATTTTCTTCATATTTTTGTCTGTCGTCAACATTGTCAAACAAGTAAGCTCCTGGTGTGGATGGAGAAGAAACCAAATCAAAACAAATTAATTCAAAATCGTCTTGTACTTCATTTCTTTCACCTACCTTCTTTAAAGAACCAACACCCCTTGAGGAAATTCCTAAACTAACTCCTTGTCTTAATAGGTTGGCCGCAATGTCTCCTTTAGTAGTTACAACACCTCTCTCATGAAATCCTGGTGATGTTAATAATTTTAATTTACCCATTAAAATATTCTTATCCCACCAAATATCGTTTATGATATGAGAAACCCTATCAAGGTCAATCAATGATGATTCAGGGTGATTAAGTTCTGATGTTGATAATCCTTTTTTAATTACGGTTTTATATTTTTCCGCTTCTCTTTTTAAAAGTCTTTCAGGATAAAATCTACCATTTCTATTTGGAGTATCATATTTCTGTAAGACGGCATAAAATTCAAATGGATTACGATAATCAAATTGTTTTTGTTCTAATATTGGTAAGTTAGAATGGTTTCTTGGGTCAATCAATCCGGCATCCATTTCCACTAATATACCATGACCAAGTTCATGAGCTTCAAGTATTCTTAATTTTTTCATCAAATAGTTTTTAAATAAATATTTGATGTAAGTAATAGTTCATCAATTTTACTTTTTAGTTAAAGAAAACTCAAAATAATCATTATTGTTTATATTACTTCTTTGAATATTTTTTACAATAGATTTTATTGAATCTTTAATTTCATTTGATTTAAAGTCTATTTCTTTATCAAGATATAGGTTTATTTCTAAATTAAAAAAAGATTTTTTTCCTGATGAAATTCCACTTGTTCGTAAGTCTAAATCTACTATTGAATTTTTTGTAAAAATTTTTGTATTGATTGAATCAAAGATTGTGTGTTTTAATTCCCTACTTAGATTCCCAACAACCCTATTCCAACTATCTAACTCGTATTTTGGGGATACCCATGATTGTATGTTTATATATAAGGATTTGAGATTTTTGGAGTCTACCGTACCATACACTGATTTAAATGTATTTGATACATTCATTTTTACACTTTTTCCTTTTTCATTAATTTTCATATTATTAATTGTTTATGTTGTGATAAACATAACATATAATATGTTTGTAGTCAAAAAAAACTAATATCAATATATTTTTAATATATGTTAATAATTGAACTTAAAAATAACGATTCTATTGAAAAAGCGCTAAAGACTCTTAAGTCTAAAGTAATTAAAACAAAACAGCAAAAAATTCTGAATAGTAAAAAAGAATATATAAAAAAATCAATTAAAAATAGAAGTAAATTACTTAAAGCGATTTATATTCAGAGTAAAAAAGATTTTTAAAGTGATTTATTTAATTTTCTAAGTTTTAATAAATTAATTTGATTGAAACTATCTTCTTGAATTTTATTGATTGTGTCTTTTAATTTAACTTTAATATCAGAATCATTTTCAGATTCTATTAAAATTGTCAATTTATTTATTGACTCTTCTTTAATTAAATTGAATTTAGTTTCAAGTTCAGTAGTATCTTCTTTGATAATTTCAAAAAATTCTTTTTTGGACTCCTCATCCAAAGTTTCAAGATAACTATTAATAGTTTGATTGGCTATTTTTACCATACTACTAATTGGTATATTGATATTATCAAGAATTGGTTTTACAGACTCCTGTATATTCTTAACAAGTTGTTTTCTAATTTGAACCCTTTCAGTTAAATTAATTATATTATTTGTATAAACCAGTTCATCAATAAGTTTATATTTGTTTTCAACTTCTGATTCACCAATTATTTTTGGCAATTTAATTTTTGGTAAGAGTTTTTGAATTAAATAAATCCCCTCAGAAACAAATTCTTTTGCATCTTCTTGATTTAATCCTTGTGATTTTGATAAATCATCATATAAAGAATATATTTTAGATATATCTTTATTATTCAAAATATTATGCCTGAATTCATTTATTGCACGCTTAAAAGATTTTTCATCTTTGTAAGTCTCTAAAAGATTTTTCTCAATTATGGATTTTATTAAACCGAATGTCATATGGGGGTTTGTTTTCAAATAAATATTACGAGTTTAATAACTTATCCAATTCTTTTTCAATTTCTCCCAAAGAATCTTGACCTTGTTCTAAATTAATAAATCTAGAACCCACCAAATAATTATTTTCCACCAATAAATTAAGTCTGTCACTTTGAGACTCAGGTGTTACTTCCGATGTTGTGGTTTCTTCAGGGACAGGTGGAGGTGCTCCTCCTGTTTCAGGTCCTAAAGATGGCTCAGGTGAACCTCCACCAAATTCACCACCCATATCTGGTTCACTTGTAGATGGCGCTGAAGCTCCTCCTGTTGCACCACTCATACCACCATATAATTTATCAATATTGTCAAATATACCTGTTTTTGTAATCACTGTCGGTGTTTGTTTTAATTCTTCACCAAGAGCCCTTTCAAATCTTTGTTGTAACAAATCAGTTCTGATTTCATCGTCTGAGAAATTAAATATATGTTTTTTAGCCCACGTTGATGAGGTTGCTGAAATACCATTTCCTGGGTCTGCAACCAAATCT